GCGTTTTTAAAATCAGAAAGAGCTGACTTTACTGCCGTTACAACTTGGGGAGTTTTCTATCCTGAAGGCAAAATCGGGGAAGAAATGTACCAGGGCAATGAAGCGCATCTAATTTTGATAGATTGCATAAAAGAACGTTTCGATTTTCCCGAATTAAAGAATGAAGCGTTACGTTTGTACGAATATTGGACTCCTGATACGGTAATTATTGAAGCTAAAGCCAGTGGGATTCCACTAGTGCAGGAATTACGCAGAATAGGAGTTCCTGTAAACACCTTTTCTCCAGGGAAAGGTCAAGATAAAATCGCTAGATTAAATTCTGTATCGCCTATATTTCAGGATGGGCGCATTTGGGTTCCTGATAATCGTTTTGGTGAGGAGTTAATGGAGGAAGTTTCTGATTTTCCAGGAGGTGAGAACGATGATCTTGTTGATGCTACAACGTTAGCGTTAGCGAGGTTCAGGGAGGGGGGGTTCTTACAGCTAACCAGCGATTATTTTGAAGAGGAAGTGTATTATGGTGGACAGAGAGTTTATTATTAACAGAAATCAGATTATGATTCTTCAATATGGCTATTGAAAGACAGGCAATGTCTGTGGTTCCCAATGCTGAGGAGTCTATTGAACTAGAAATCATAAAGCAACCTGGAGAAGAAACTGAACTTTTTGTTCAACCCGATGGTTCAATTATCCGTGGCAGTGAAATGCCTGATATGGAGGTTTCTAAGTTCGGAGAAAATCTAGCGGAGACGTTAGATGATCGAGAATTAAACACAATAACAACAGAATTAGTAGGTTCGTACGAAGAAGATTTAGAATCTAGGAACGATTGGTTTCAAGCGTATACCAATGGACTGGATTTATTGGGAATCAATTCTGATTCCAGGTCTCAACCTTTCGTTGGGGCGTCAGGAGTTCACCATCCGATACTCGCGGAAGCGGTAACACAGTTTCAGGCGCAAGCTTACAAGGAAATGTTACCTGCGGGGGGTCCGGTAGATACAGAAGTTTTAGGAATAACCGATAACGCTAAGTTAGAGAAGGCGAATCGGGTTAAAAACTTCATGAACTACCAAATAACTTATAAAATGGAGGAATATGATCCAGAAATGGATCAATTATTGTTCTATTTGCCGTTATCGGGGTCAGCATTTAAGAAAGTTTACTATGATCCTTCTCTTGGACGGGCAGTTGCTCGTTTTGTCAAGTCAGAGGACTTAATTGTTCCTTATTATGCGGTTGATTTACTGACTTCTCCTAGAATTACTCACGTAATTCACATGAATGAGAACGAATTACGTAAATTACAGCTGTCTGGTTTTTATAAAGACGTGGAAATGTCTTCTCCAGGGTCATCACAGGAAACAACCGATGTTGATGATAAGTTGGATGAGTTGCAAGGGCTTACCAGAACGGTCAGTGATGAAGAATACACCCTATTAGAGATGCATGTTGACCTGGATTTAGAGGGATACCAGGATACGGATGATAATGGGGAAGAAACGGGCTTGGCTTTGCCGTATATTGTAACTATTTGTAAGGATAACAATAAAATTCTTGCAATTAGGCCAAATTACAATGAAAAAGACGCAATGAGGAAGAAAATTGAGTATTTTACTCATTATAAGTTTCTTCCAGGGTTGGGTTTTTACGGTTTTGGCTTAATTCATATGATGGGAGGCTTAACTAAGTCAGTTACAGCGATTTTACGCCAATTAATTGACGCAGGGACAGTTTCTAACCTTCCAGCAGGGTTTAAATCCCGTGGATTGAATATTCAACGTCATGATGATCCGATACAGCCTGGGGAGTGGCGAGATGTTGACGCTCCAGGAGGAAAACTACAAGATTCGTTTTTGCCGTTGCCTTATAAGGAGCCAAGTAGCACTTTATCCACTTTATTAGGCGCATTAGTTGATTCAGGCAAGAGATTTGCAGCAACTGTGGAAGATCCGACAGGAGACGGTAATTCACAGGCTCCTGTTGGGACAACAGTAGCGTTAATGGAAAAAGGGCAGCGAGTTATGTCTGCAATCCATAAAAGGCTGCATTATGCACAAAAAACCGAGTTTAAAATTTTAAAGAGAGTTTTCGGTGAATTTTTACCTCCTGCGTACCCTTATCAGGTACAGGGAGCTTCAGAAAGTGTTTTTAAGAATGATTTTGATAGTTCAGTAGATGTCATACCCGTAAGTGAACCAAATATCTTCAGTATGACGCAAAGAATCACGTTGGCGCAGACTCAATTACAAATGGCGCAAGCGGCTCCGCAATTACATGATTTAAAAGAGTCGTATCGTAAAATGTATCTAGCTTTGAATATCAAGGATATTGATTCGTTATTGCCGCCAGAACAAGAAGTTCCGCCACGTGATCCTATTAGTGAGCAGCAGGCAGCTATGACAGGCAATCCGATAAAGGCGTATCCGTTTCAAAATCATGAAGCCTATATCACTTCACATGCTGCTTTTATGCAGAACCCAATGATGCAGAAAAACCCTGTTGCGATGCAAGCCATAGGAGCGAATATTCAAGAACATGAGTCGATGTTATATCGACAACAAATTGAGCAAGCTATGGGGCAACCACTTCCTTCTTTGGAAGACGGACAAATGCCTCCAGAAGTTATGAACCAAATAGCCATGATGGCAGCACAGGCAACACAACAGGTTACAGGTCAGGCGCAGGCGATGGCAGAAGCTCAGGCCATGGCGCAACAAGACCCGCAACGTCAGATGTTCGAAGAGCAGCTGCAGCTTGAGAAAGAGCAGTTAATGCAAAAAGAACAAGAAGATTTGAGAGATAAGCAAATTGAGATGGCTAAAGCTGAACTAGACGCGACAGTTAAGAGGGAAAAAATTGAAGCGGATTCTAGAAAAGAAGACACTAGGGCAGCTATTGATTTACAAGAATTAGAGCAAAAAACAAAAACAGATGCAGATAAAGCTTATACCGAATTGGTCAAGACAGTTCGAGAAACCCGAGAAAAGAACGGAGAGAAATAGTGCGTGATTATTTCGATAAGATGAAGAAATACCCATCACCTTCTAAACAGGTGAATAAACCCGATCCTAGTGAGCCGAAAATGGTTGATAGCACTAAGACGCAGTCTGTTACCGCAGGTGAAGTGAATACGGATGCACAGGGGAAGGTTGTTGGTAAAGAGTCTAAGGTGAAGGCTGCTTACGGACAGACTAAAGGACTTCTTTGGTATAACTACATTAAATAGGTGGATTATATCTTAGCAACGGAGCATTTGCTTCGTAAATATCGTGAGAGAAAAGAAGCTCTTACGCAAACATTAGCTTCTGGAAGTATTGAGGATTTTCAACAATACCAAAGGATAGTTGGTGAAATAGCCGGTTTGAGTTTTGCTGAACAGGAAATTCAAACCTTACATTCTAATATGGAGAATGCTGATGACTGATGGAGTCGTTAAAACCATCCCAGACCGAGTCATGAATTTCGGTAGTGATAATGCGCCTGATGTGCAAGAAGAAAACGTTATTACTCCTGATAATTTAGAGACTCATGCAGAATCGCTACCCCGTCCAACGGGGTATCGTATTCTAATATTGCCTTTCGTAACATCGGCGGTGACTAAAGGTGGGATCCATTTAGCTAAGGCAACTATTGATAAGGAACGCCTTTCAACTGTTGTTGGTTATGTGGTTGATATGGGACCAGACGCTTATAGTGACCCACAGAAGTTTTCTGAGGGACCGTGGTGTAAGAAAGGTGATTGGGTGATTTTTGGTAGATATGCTGGAGCTCGTTTTCAGATAGAAGGCGGCGATATGCGTCTTTTAAATGATGATGAGATTCTAGCAACCATAGATGATCCCGAAGCAATTTTATCATAAAAAATCTTGAGGAATACTCATGCAAGACAATAAAGCAGAGACCATGGAATTAGAGTTAGAGCTTCCAGAAGGGGAAGTTGACATACATGAAGCAGATGTAGATGACTCTATAAAAGATGCCCCCGTATTAGTTCAAAAAGAAGAAGAGAAAGAATCTGAAAAAGATGAACTAGAAGATGTAAGTAAGTCAGTACAAAAACGTATTGATAAACTCACTTACAAGATGCGGGAAGCAGAAAGGCAGCGTGATGAGGCAGTTAATTACGCTAAAGGTGTTAATCAAACAGCAAGTGAATTAAAAGAAAAATTAAGGAATTCTGATTCCTCCCTTTTCAAAGAGTACGATAACAGGGTACAATCCCAGCTTGACCAAGCTAAAATACTTTTAAGGGAGGCTCAGGAGTCAGGAAACGGTGAAGCAATCGTCGAGGCGACTGAAAGGCTTTCTAGGGTAAGTGCTGAAGCAGAAAATCTTAGAAGATTAACTGCTCAGCAACAAATCAGAGAAAGAAATGCGCCTAAAGAAGTTCCTGTACAAGAGGCCGCAAATCAGTTCTCTTCTGAACCTCAAAGTAGTCCTCCGGACCCTAAAGCAGAGGCTTGGGCTAAAGAGAATTCTTGGTTTGGGACTGATCAGGCAATGACTTTTGCAGCTTTTGGAATTCATAAAGAATTGGTTGAGATTGGGGTAGACCCGGCTTCAGACAATTATTATGTTGAAGTGAATAAACGCATGAGAGAGAACTTTCCACACAGATTTTCTCAAGAGGAATCTGCCCCCGTACAGCAGGTTGCTGCCTCTAGCAGAGGTGCTAGAGGTAAAAAAGGAGTACGCAAAATAAAACTAACCCCTAGTCAGGTGGCAATAGCTAAAAGACTGAACGTGCCAATCGAAGAGTATGCGAAGCAACACGCCAAAATGCAAGGAGTATAAAATGACTGACAACAATAAAATAAAGGATGTCGGTACTGACCGTAACTCACGGTCTGCAGAGACACGAGACTCTCAAACTCGCAGAACGCCTTGGAAACCCCCGTCAATGTTAGATACGCCAGAAGCTCCTAACGGATATAAATTCAGATGGATCCGTGAGGCCACTAGAGGGCAAGATGATAAATCTAATATGTCTAAACGTATTAGAGAGGGATATGAACCTGTGAGAGCAGAGGATCATCCTGATTTTGAAGCTCCCACAGTGGATAGCGGAACCAATGAGGGCGTAATTGGGGTTGGGGGGTTAATTCTCGCTAAAGTGCCAATCGAAACCGCAAAAGAACGAAATGACTATTTCCAGAGCCAAGCAAAGTCGGCTATGGACGGTGTAGATCATAACTATATGCGAGAGAGTGACGCTAGGATGCCTATAAAGGATAGTGATATCCAAAGGACTTCTAAAGTTGCTTTCGGTAGTAAACCTACCGAAGAAGGGAATTAAGAATAACTCGTATTAACTTGTATCAAGAGGAAATAGCTAATGGCTAATACAGATAAACCTGATGGCTTTACTCCTGCATACCATATGTACGGTGGTGTTATTCGTCCTGCTAAAATGAGAATCGCAAGTGCAACTAACGCATCAATTTTTTCAGGTGATGTTGTTAATCTATCTAGTGGTTATGTCATTCAAGGCACGGCGACTGGCACTCCTATAGGTGTGTTTTATGGAGTATATTATACTGCGACTGATGGCACCCCAACTTTCTCGAAAGTTTGGACTGCTGATACCGCAACACAAGGGAGCGCCGATGCAGAAGCTCTCGTTTACAATGATCCTGGGATCGTTTACGAGGCTCAATTTACAGCAGGAACTCCTGCGGTAAGTTTTATCGGCAATAAATATACTCTTTCAACGACTGCCGGTAGTACAACTAACGGTAGATCGAAGGAAGGGGCAACAGCGACCACTTCAAGCGGTGTAGCGTTATGTGTAGGATTCGCCTCGCAACCAAGCAACTCAATAGGGGCTTATGCGAGAGCACTCTTCACATTCCCAACTAGCACCTTTGCAGTCTAATTAAGGGAGCATAACTAATGGCTATCAATAGAGCCCAACTAGTCAAAGAACTAGTACCTGGACTCCATGCTCTCTTTGGATTAGAGTATGAGAGGTACAATAACGAGCACGAAGACATTTTCGACACCGAGAGTTCTGAACGAGCTTTTGAGGAAGAAGTGATGTTGACTGGCTTTGGTGAGGCACCGACTAAGGGTGAGGGAGCACCGGTCATTTATGACACGGCTCAGGAATCCTGGACGGCACGCTTTACGCACGAAACGATTGCACTTGCGTTTGCGTTGACAGAGGAAGCTATCGAAGACAATCTCTACGATACGCTTTCCTCTCGTTACACGAGAGCGTTAGCTCGATCGATGCAACAGACTAAACAAGTGAAGGCTGCTAACGTATTGAACAATGCGTTTAGTTCTTCATATGTTGGTGGGGATGGAAAAGAGCTTTGTGCTACAGATCATCCCACTGTTGGTAACGTGGACCAGAAAAATGAGCTTTCTACCGCAGCTGACTTAAATGAGACTTCTCTTGAGCAAGCGTTGATTGACATCGCTGCTTTTAAGGACGAAAGAAATCTCAAAGTTAATGCACAAGCAAGGAAAATGATAATTCCACCTGCTTTGCAGTTTGTGGCGGATAGGCTCATGGAAACTCCTGGAAGAGTTGGCACATCTGACAATGATATTAACGCAATTAGAAATATGGGAATGATCTCAGAAGGCTATGTCGTTAATCATTACTTGACAGATACTGACGCTTTCTTCATCAAAACTGATGTACCTAACGGACTTAAACACTTCGTTAGAACACCTGTATCGACCAATATGGAAGGTGACTTCGAAACTGGTAATGTTCGATACAAAGCCAGAGAAAGGTACAGTTTTGGATGGAGTGACTGGCGTGGTATTTTTGGTTCTCCAGGAGCGTAAGAATGAAGGGAAGCGACCTGATTTTTTTAATTAAATACGTGAGATACCGCTTAATGTTCTGACGGTGGGTCGCTTTCCTTTTTTCCTGATAGATATAAAGGGAGCTTCGGCTCCCTTTTCTTTCATACAGTAATAAGATACAATCGAAAAACTAGGGGTTATTAATATCTATCGACTGACCTAGCAGACAAGCCAAGACGATAGA